CACCGCTGGAATTTTCATAAACATAACCAAGAGCAGAATTGGCAATTTGAGTGACGATTGAATAATAATCGATTGGGTCAGCTGAACGTTGTTCCATTTCATATTGTCCAGGTTTGTCGATTTCACCTAATCCGACGTCACCAGCATTATTCCAGTCAATGGTTGGATCATAGGAAGACCATTGCTCTGCCGGTGGAACCTCATTCCAAGAAGCCAAAAGTAAGCCACTGAGAATTGTGTAGATTTGGTCGCCGTCATCGTCTTGAGCAAGTGAAGTAGTCCATACCGCCTTGTAAAGTTTAGATAGCGCGCCAAGGGCGACTATTTGATATGACGTGACATAACCAGTGCTGCCTGCTGCTTGAACGCTAGTTGTTATATCAGATAATCGACCACCAAATAAAGAAATCCAACTGGAAGTGCTATCCTTTATTTCTATGGTCACTGATGTATTTACAGTCCAACTATAAGTTTCGTTATCGGTATTAATTAAAGTCAAATTGCAATAACCCGCTTGTGCTTGGCTATTAATGTCAGTTCTGCCAGATTGAATTGTAAATCCGACCAAAGTTAATCCAGTTGCATTGGTTCCATTTATTAAAATTCTATATTCAGGAGTCCAAATACTCATAAGGCAACAACACCTCGAAGACCACCGCCACCGCCAGTTCCTCGAGCATTTGATTCATTTAACGCATCCACAACGGCTCGACTAAAGTTTTCGCGATCAATAATTGATGGAGCATTAACATTGATAGTAACACCCGAGGCAGCTGCTATTCCTGCCAAGGTTGTTGTATTTACGCCAGATTGAGCAAAAGTCGGCATTGTGGCAACTTCTTCTACAAGTGTTTTTTTAGTGGCTGGTGGTTGTGCACTACTTGCTAATTGGCCCGCAATACCGCCTGCAAAACTTGAACCACCTGAAACTCCGCTTGCTGCGGCAGAAGCGGAAGTTTGGACTTTTCCACCCAAAGGCCTGCTTCCAAGATTTGTGCCGCCTACCGAAGTATCAACTTGTTCAACGTCACCAGTTTTTGCCAGAGCATTAGCGCCAGCCAAAATGCCTGCTGCCAAAGCAACTGCACCTAAACCAAGGGCAGGATTTAATGCAAAAGCTTGGGCAATTCCGGCCACTATTGAACTAGCTTTAAGAGCGTTATAAGCTTTAATAAGACCATTAATCAATGCAATAATTCCTGCAACGCCTGCCGCAATTTTACTAACAACAAAAGCGCCAGCCATAACGCCAGCCATAATTATTATTTCATCTTTGAGTTCAATAACAGTATCTATAAAACCTCTGACCTTTTTACCCCATTCAACCGCAGTTTTTTGAGAATCAGTCAATGCCCCATCTAGACCGCCCTGACCAGTTAAACCGGCAATAAACGCTTCCAACGCTGGAATAAAGTTATTAAGGATCCAAGCAGTCAGTTGTTGAACGACTGGCAGTAAGGCTGCGCCAATTGATTCCTTTGCTTCATCAAGTGCAATCTTGACGCGTTCCATTTGCTTTTCGGTGCTGAGAGCTTCGTTTTCTGCAAAGTTACCAAACGTATCCGTGAGAGTCTTGAAGATAGCGTCGGTATCTTTAGATTTAATTAAATTGGCATCAAGCCCAAGACCTAGTCTGCTTAAAGCAGTGGTATTTCCGTCATATGCGCGGCCCAAAGCATTAGCCACAGATTCGAGTGGCCGACCTGTTGCTGATGCTATGTCAAGTGCTAAATTGAGAAGTTTTTGAGCATCTTCAACATCTTTCGTTGAACGGACAAGCCGAGCAAAGGCTGGTCTCAATTGATCGTCAGTAACTCCAATAGAAATAGAAGTTTGTTTGATATATTCCTCAACGCCAGCAATTTGTTTAGCAGTTGCGTTAGTTGTGGCCTCGATTGTGGCAGCCAATTGTTTTTGCGCGGTTTCATCTTCAGCTGCGGCTTTAACTGCGCTGACTGCAAAAGCACCAACTGCAGCGCCAGCAGCAGCAAAAGCAATAGCCGCTTTCTTGCTGAAATCTGATATTTTATCGCCGATAGATTCGACGTCTTTAGAACCGGCTTCTAATTTCTTTTGGAAGTCAGCGGTATCAGCAAGAAGTTTGAGCGTTAAAGCTCTTGAATCAGATGCCACCTATGCCCCACTTATCTAAGATCCGATTAAACGCAGCAGTCCATTGTGACACTATGTTTCGTTGTTCAGCGCGTAATGTCGGATAAATAAACCAGCCGCGTGAGCCGCGTCCCTGTCGTCCAGAATAACTCGGAAATTGTTTCCATCGATTTGATCCGAACTCAAATCCTGCCCATAATTGTTGGGTATTGGCTCCACCACTGAATTTTTGTCCAGCATAACCATAGCGAATTTCACCGGTAGTGCTGGTTTTTGATACTTTGGAGCCGGACACAATTCGCTCAATAGCCCTTTGTCCTTTGACGCGAGTCTGAGATTTTTGGCCTATTTGGCGTTGTAAATATGTAGCAAGGTTATTAGAAGTTTCTCGAGCTTCGGCTTTTGCTTCATCTCCGAGAAGATTAAAGGCTTTATAAACTTGGCGTAGTTCTGTTCTATCGAACGCCGCCAATTCTTCAGCCATCTTTATTCATCTCCTTAATAAGCTCAACCGCCGTTGCTATATCGTCCCAGTCATCCCAATATTGCATTGGAATTCCAGTTTTTAACGCTACTGTTACCAACATCCGCCTTACGGAGTCGGCGGTGTGGCTTTTGGGTCTTCGCTTGCAGTCCTAACGTCCGAAACTGTTTCCATCCAAATCTCAAAAGACTTGACTGGCTTTCCGGCTTGTTCTCGCTTGTAAGCGTTATAAGCCAGAAACAGAAGATCCCAAATCCCTATGTTCTCTTGCGCCTTTGTGATGGTGTGACCTGTGGTCTTTTCCCATTTTGCCCACTCCGGCGGCTGAGCTACATAAGTTGCAGTGTCGCCACTGTTATATTCAATTGTGATTGCTAATTTCATTGCTCCCGATCCCCGATCTCTTAACTAAAGGTTTCTGTTGGTGTTCCAACAACTGTCATCGTCCAAGTATCGGTAAGCGCTCCTGGAGCTGCTCCACCGGCTGCTGGGAAGATTGGCAAAACATTGAACGCAAAAACTGCGCCTGTTGCAGCAGTGAAGGATACTGCAAGAGTTGTGTTTGGCGCTGATTCAGCATCAGCCCACATTGCCTCGAATAGGGAGCTTGCGGCGCCCCAATCCTGTAGCAATTCAATTGTGAAAGTCCATTGTTTATCAGTGGACTTATATGCGCGACCATCGAGAGTTTGGTATGTCTCAATAATCGTTTCGCAGCTGAGGACTGCGCTTGTTGCTTGGGCATCGTATGTTGCGCTATCGAGAGTGAAGGTCACATCGCGCCCAGTAATGATTGTCGTTGCCATCTGGTCTCCTTATGAAGTTTGCTCGTAGCGGACGCTCAAGCGGATGTCGGACACTAATAAATTAGTTGTGCCAACTGTGGTAATCGACGGCCTTTCGACTGTCGATAACTCATACTTGGACGCGTTTAATGCGCCAAGAATACTAATAACCAATTTCTCAAGATTATCAAGAGATGCTGGATTTGATAAATAAGCTACTGCTGCAGTGATTGTGTAATTAAGTTTGACGCGCACGGGTGACTTGCCAATTGTTTCCAATTCCATATAGGGGGAATCTGGAACTATCACAATTGCCGGAACGATGGGTGCTTCTGGCGCGTGATCATAAACGTTAGCCGCACAACCAGCCAAAGCGGTTTTAATTGCGGTGCGAACGTCGCCGGATATTGTTGATGCTGGCATTAGCCCACCATCGCATCGGTGTCAAGGTATGGGCCGAGAAGTCCAGTTACTTTGGCAAGAAGATTCTTAGAAAGTCTGTAAGGTGTTACTGCGAAATCGATTCCTTCGATGGATCCACCGGCAGCGGTTCTGGCTTGGAAGATTTCGACAGAAATAGCCAAAACTGCAGCTTCGACGTTAGCATTTCCGACATAGGTTGATGCTCCAGACAGCGCAGCGTTTCCGGCTGGGATAATGTTCTTTTCCAGTATGTCAGCATTTGTGATGGCGGCGGTAAATACATAAGGACCAATTAAATCATCTGTGACTGTGTGAGTGCCGTTAAAAGGTGATCCGACACTTGTGATGATAACTGATTGACCTTCGGTAAATTCGTGAATCGTTGCGGTATGGAAGTAAGCAACGTTATTTTCTAAAGATACTTTGTCGATTTTACTCTGAAAGGTAACGAGCATCGGCAAGACTAGATTCTCACTTGCATCCACAATGTCAGCAAGATAAGCGTCTGAATATAGGGAAGACGAGACGCCAAGAATGGTTCTTAGCTCTGCAGCCGTGACGATTGTTGGCATCTCGTTTCCTTTCGATCTAGAGGGTGACAGGCCAGCTCGGGAGCGGACTGGCCGTCACTTTTAGGGATTTAACTACGCGACCATCCAGCGGTATGCACCAGCGCCGACCTTTGTAGCCAATGCGCCGTAGCCGTAGTAGGCAACTTCGATTTGGCCGTTCAGTGCGACGTTTGTCTGAAGACGGAAACGTGAGGATTCATACCAAGTGTATGCATCTGGGTTGATAACGATGATGGTGTTGTCGCCAACGCCCGAACCTGTTGTAAGGTTACGATCAACGCGGAAGTTCAAGCCGAGAAGATTTCCAACTGCTGAAGTGCTGGAAAGATTTCCCCCTTGGTTCATATTGCCAATGAGGTTCTGATAAATCGGACGTCCTGCATCAGCGAGGTTCTGAATCGCGCCCCATTGCTGAGGTGATGCGATGATGTTTTGAGCAAATCCGAGAGTTCCAGCGTAGATTGAAACGCCAGCATCGGAGATGAAGTCAAGAAGACCAGCAGCATCGAGAGTGCGGTT